CTTATTAAAGGTTTATATGAAGATAATCGTTTAGAATATTTAAATAAAGTTCAAAACGTTGCTAAAGAAGCTGGTATTGTTAGTTACAATGAATTTGCTAACTGGTCTATTGAAGAACAAAATAGTCGTCGTGCTCGTAATAATAGAATACTTGATAGTATGATTAATATTATGAAAAGTCCTACTTCTCGTGAAGAAAATTATTCTCGTAGTAATTTTGAAGATTTAACCACTTCTATGAAGAAAATGGATAATCTTCGTGGAGCTTCATCTATTTCTCGTAGTACTTATAATCCATTAGATCAAATTGATTTTATGGAGAATGCTATGACTGGAGCCATGCTTAAATCTTTATCTGTTACTAGAGATACTTTTAATTCAGTTAATAATTATACTAAATCTGAATTAGGAGAAGGTCATGAAATTGTTGTAGAATATGATTTATCTGAAACTATTATAGACCCTATTACTAAAAAACCTATATTAGTTTATAATATTAATAATATTAAAAAAGCTTATGATAAAGTAGAAGAAGATAAATCACAAAAAGTTGTTCGTGTTACTCACAACAGGATTGCTAATAGTAATAACAATCGTAATGTTATTGGCAAACTTCTTACTGTATATAGTTCTCAAACTACTGCTCATATTTTAGATGCTGTTAAAGAAGGTACTATTTTTAATGAAAATGATTATACTTTTGGTACTTTCAAAACATTATTAGATGTAGGTATTGATTATGATACTGCTATAGCTTTCTTAATGCAACCTGGAGTTACTAAAATTGTAGATGCTTATTTTGAAACTAAAAGTATTTATATTAATAATAGTTCTAGACCTGTTGATACTGCTATTAAATCTATTGCTATTGATTTAGGTATTACTGTTGGTGGTCGTACTGTTAATGAGTATACTCCTATTAAGTCTGTTATACAAGGATTAAGTAGTAATCGTAATTTACAAATGGCTTATAGGGAGCTATTTGCGGCTAATGTAACCTATGTAAAAGGTATAGATTTACTTACCCCTGCTCTTAATGGCAAAATGCTTCAAAACCGCTTAAAATCGGTCGAAATAACTAATAATCCAGAATTAAGGGTAGATACAAAGCTATATAGAGATGCTGCTTTTGATCTTGCTATGATATTTAATTTTGATAAATATCGTAATACATCTAATAATATAGCAGCGCTTGCTAGAGTTAGTAATCCTGATAGATTTGGAGCAAAACAAACTATTAGAAGTACTAGAGTTACTTTAAATAATATAATTAAATATGTAAGTGATCCTAATGATAAAGTTGGATTAACTATATTAGTTAATGGTAGAAGTTTAATTGATTCTTTATATCCTGGTGTTGATTCTACACAAGGTATTGATGTTAAATCTAGTTCTTATCCTTATTTAGCTGCATTTTTAAAATATGCTACTCAACCTAGTGTTGAAGCTAATAGTCAATTGTTTCCTACCGAAAGTACTGCTTTTAATGCTATTACAGATACTGTTCAAGCTAGATTAAATATTAATTTTACTGATGAACAATATAAAGAGTATAAGCAATATATGATTTCTAATGTTTATGCTGCGGTTCCTTTTTTAACTACCCCTTTAACATTAAATAATTATGGATTAATTACTCCTAATAATAAAATTATTGAAGAGCAAACAGAAAGTAATAATTTATATTGGGATGAAGAACGAGGTCGTATATTTGGCTATGATGTAACTGAAAGTTCATCTTTAGAAATCAATGATATTAATAATCCTACAGAAGAAGATGTTAATAAATTTAATCATCTTACTCCTGCTCAAAAAGTTATATGGATACAAACTAATTTTGAAGAGGATAGAGGTATTTTTGCCTTTCTTGATGTTAATATGTTTCATCAACAAGAAGTTAAACAAAGAGGTTTTAGCAGTCAATCTATAAAATATAGTGATCAAATTGATGATATTGAAGAAATATATGTTGCATTTAGATCAAGCTTCTTTCATAAGAATGCTTTAGTTAGACTTGCTGCTATTGATTTAATAAAGTATTCTTTTATTGCTGAAGGTGGTAAATTTAAAAAAGGTAGTATTAGTAAAATTATAACTAATGATACTTTATATTCTAATTTAGAAGATAAAGGTATTAATCTTATTGACGCTATTGAGCAACAATTTGTAAAATATACTAGTCATTCTGAAGGTACTACTAAAAAATTTATTGATAAGTTTGTTCGTAGTCATAGTGAAATAGTTAAAGTTATTTCTATATCTAAACCTAAAAAAGATAAACAAGGTAATAAAGATATAGGTTCTACATTTAATAAACAATTACAAGGAGAAGGTATTGTTTATATTCCTTTTGAAGAAGCTACTAAAGAATTACTAGAACATATTACTATTGTTGAAGATAATCCTAAAGATTATATTAGAATTAAGAAATATGTTAATGATAAACAAAAAATTACTTTATATAAAACTATAAGTAATAATAAAGGTGTTTATCTTTATCCTTTAAATATTCTTGAACGTAATGAAACTTCTGAATATTCTGTTAATAAAAGAAATAATGTTTATAAAGCATCTGAATATTATGAGGCTATTGTAAAAATGTCTGAAGATAATGGTGCTCCTATTAATGAGTTACTTAAAGATAATATTACATTAAATCAAATTAATATACTTAAAGCTCAATTTACTATTACTCCTCATAATGCTAAATCTATTATTGAAACTATTGAAAATAATAATGAAATAATACGTATTAGTAAATTTGGCAAACCTGTTGAGATAGCAGAAGTTAATAAGTTTGTAACTGATATACTAAATCATATTAACTTGCCTGTAGAGGAACAAGGTAATTACGCTGTTGTTAGAAATGATAATCTTTTTATTAATTCTCTTATTCCTAATAATAGTTTTATTGTTCAAAACATACCTAATGGTGATGATATTACTACTGTTAAAATTTCTAGACATACTACTAAAAATGGTCTTAGTAAACAATTTAGTTTAGTACTTAAAGAAAATCCTAAAGCAGATAGAACTAAAATTAAATTTGAAGAACTTAAAGCTTTGCAAAATTCTATTGATGGTAAAAGTATTAATCCTATTCTTTATAAGATTGAACGTGTTACTAGTGAACAAGAACGTGAAAATTATGAAGAACTTAAGAAACAAGTAGAAGATGAAGCAGCTTCTCAAATGAATGCTGTTACTAATTTAATTGAAGATTTTGATGCAGATGTCGTATTTAATTTTACTGATAATGATAAAGTAGCTAGAGATATATTTAATGAACTTAATAAACGTGCATTATCTAACGATGATAAACGTGCTACTAAGTTTAAAAAAGGAATGGATATTGCAGGTGTAGATAGAACTAGTGATAATTCTATACATGATAATCAAAGAAATATATACACTTCTGCTGCTAGTTATTATAAAAGTAAATCTATTGAGCATTTAACAAATATTAATACGTTTAATGCTATTAATGGAGAAACATATAGCATTGATGATCCTTCTTTATATAAACATCTTACTGAATATCCTGAAGATTATCCTTTGTTAGTTAAACTTATTCTTGAAGCTAAAACATTTGGAGAACAATTTTATGATATTTTTAATCTTAGTTTAACTGGAGAAGATGCTTCTACCAATAAAGCTATTGAAGTTATTAGAGATTCTATAACAGAAGTTCGTACAAATTCTAAACTTAAAAATGCTGTTAATCTTTTATTTAATGATTACATAGCTAATAATTTTTCTACTAATCCTATTATTCGTCATGGACTTATAGAATTAAAAACTACGTTTGGAGATACTGATTGGTTTGATATGCAATTTAGTGATATAGGAGAACTTAATCATAAACAAGTTCAAGCTGTCACTAAACATGTTTATTCTATTCTTAATGAAGCTACTAAAGTTATAGCTCCTAAATCAATTGCTACTTTTAACAAGCAACATGATGCTATTTTAGCTAGACCTGGAGAGTATAATCAAAGTAATATTATTACTAAAGAAGGTAAATTTATTAATCCGTATAGTGAAAAGTTTTTAGAAGATAGAGAAAAAGTTGTTTTAGATCTTAAAGTTGCTAAAGAGAATTATAAAAATGATCCTCTTGGTTTTTATAAAACTAAATTAGCTAGAGATAAATGGAGAGCTAAAAATGTTCAACAAGAAGTTTCTTCTAGTTACTATCATGAAAATAATGCTTTAGTTGGAAATGTTATTAATTCTGCACCTCAAGAGTATATTAAATATAAAGATCTAACTGATGAACTTTATAATAAAGAAAATATAATTAGTGGTTCTAACAAAGAAGAAAGAGATAGACGTAGAGAATTAAATGCTAAAATACGTAATATTACTTCAGAAATTAAAGAAGATGGTGAACTTAAATCCGATGAACAACGTTTTCGTGCTATTAGACTTAGAAACTATATAGAAGCTAAAAGATCTTTAGATAGAGAATATTTTAATTATGATGAAACTGATGGTTTTAAAGATACTCTTGAGTATTATACTACTATCATAAAACAATATGAAAAGAAACATCCTATAGATACTCTTGATCAAAAACTTAATAATGAGCATTATCGTGAAGCTTATGAATGGATTCAAGGTAATACTATATATAGTTTAAATGAAGAAGCACAAAAAACTATTAGCGCTGCTTTTGCTGCTCTTAAAGTTAAAGATAATCCTAATTCTACAGAACTTAAGAAATTATTAAAAGATAGTGATGCTTATGATGATTTTGGTAATTTAGATGCTCGTAAACTTACTGCTGAACAGATATCTAAAATTAAAGAACTTACTCAACATAAGTATTCTTGGACTTATGATAGTAATGCTGGTGAGGCTATTTTAATAAAAGATATTCCTGCTGGATTACCTGTTCTTAGTGATAAATTTTATCGTATGCTTCGTGCTGGTAGTGAAAATGATAGTGGAGTAAATGTTGAAAGATTAAGAGTTATAGGTGAAATTAATAAATTGTTAAGTAAAACTATTGATGTAAATACTGGTCAAGTTAATTCTAAAGATTTATTTGATAAACTTACTGAAGAAGAACTTGATAATCTTGGTGGATATTATAGAACTTTACATAATATTAAAGGTAATCGTGATAATAAAGAATTAGCTAAAAGATTTAAAGCTAATGTTGATTTTTTAACTCATGATGTAAGATTTAATACTGAATGGGCTTATGCTCAAAATAATCTTAAAAATAGTAAACAATATGATACTTGGTTGAATATATTCATTCAAACCGATAAACAAGGTAATTACGTTACTAAAGATGATGGTAGTTTTGTTCCTAATAATGATATATTTGGTTATATCTTACCTAAAGATAAAACTTATATAGATGATGTTAAAACTAAAGCTAGAAATACTATTGAGAATGATATAGAGTATGTTACTAATGAATATTATCATTCAGCATTAAAAGAAGCTACTAAACAAGGTAAATTTAATGAATGGTATAACGCTAATCATTCTTTTAATCCTTATACTCATAGAATGGAACCACTTAAAGTTTGGACTACTATGCAGGTTAATCCTAATGGTAATCTTAAAGGAACTTATAGTTATGCTCCAACATATGATAATACTGAACGTACTGTTAAAGATGAATATGTAAATGCTAATAATAAGCAATATTCAACTAACTATAATATTGAAACTGGTGAGTATAATAATTTAATTAATCTTTCTCCTAAAGAAAAGGATATGTTAGATTTATTTCAATCTACTATTAACTCTCATGCCAGTACTCATAGTATGAGAATGTTTGCAGAACAAGGTTATTTACCTCGTCGTGCTACATATAAACCTGATGCTAAATGGTATGTTAGTCAAGTATTAGGTTCTGTAGGTTTAGAGTTTAGAAATACTGGTGAACAACAATGGACTGATAAAGTTGATTATGTTAATGATTTTGATACTGATTTTAATATGATGTCTTTGATTAAACAAAAAGGATATAAAGAACATATTAAAATTCCTAGTATTGGAACTAGACAAAGTCCAGAAGATTATGCTAAAGATGTTGAAGATATTCGTAAAGAGAATAAATCTATTGATGCTGCTAATCTTAAATTAGATAATGAATTATTAGATAATGATTGGAGAAGTGTATTTAATGACTTTATAGGTAAAGCTACTGAATATAATGCTAAAAAACGTTCTAAAAATACTATATATTTATTACTTGAAGATTTAAAAGAAACTCCTGCTTTTAAAGAAAGTGCTTGGGGTAGAAATCTTAAAAAAGATGGTAAGAAAAGTTCAATAGAACAAGATAGATTTCAAACTGTATCTCAAACTAGAACTCAAGATATTGTTCAAAATTGGACTAGACGTATTCTATTTGATCAATTTAAGAAAGGTAGTCCTTATAGTAAATATGCAGATTTAGCACAAAATATTACTTCTGCTAAATACATGATTGCGAATGTTATGGGAGGCGTTTCTAATATTGCTACTGGTATGGCTAACGTATTAGGAGAAGTTGCTGCTCAAGATTATTTTGATAAAGATACATTTGCTAAAGGACAAGCTAGATATTTTTCTAATAGTCTTAGTATGTTATCTGATATGTATAGCGATACTACTAACAATTTATCAGTTGGTATTGTTAAATTCTTTAATATAGTTGATTTTGAAGCTTTTACTGAAAGTAGACCTAATGAAAAGGCTACTGAAACTGTTAAGAGAGTTAGAAACAGTTTATATTCTATGCAAAGTGGTGGTGAACATTATATGCAAAATAGTGTATTGTTTGCTATTCTTAAATCTCATAGAGTATTTAAAGATACTGACGGTCAAATGAGAGTTGGTAGTATTTCTAACTATAATTGGGAGCTAGAGGTTCAAACTCTTATGGGAATGCTTAATGGTAAAGAAGATTTGCTAATTAGATATAAGAGTTTCCTTAAAGATATTAAAACAGATCTTAATGAACTGCGTAAATATGATAGTTTTACTAAAGATTTTAATGAAGAATTTCTTAGAGATGTTGGAGATAAACAATTAATTCAACAATATATTACTAAAAGAAAAGAAGCTCTTTCTACTTCTAAAGAGGAATTTAATAAAAATCCTTTAGCTGAAGATCAATTTGAATTAGTAGACGGTTATGTTAAAAAGAAAGATAACAGCCCTATGTCTAATATTATGTTAGGTGAGTTTGTTCAAAAAGTTGTTACTATTAATAAAAAAATACATGGTGTATATGATAAGATAGGTGCTGCTAGTATTGAGAAAGAATGGTGGGGTGGTTTAGCTATGCAATATCATAAACATATATATCCTGGTATTATGAAACGTTATCGTATGAAAGGATATTATAATGAGCTTCGTTCTAGTGTAGAAAAAGGTTCTTATGTATCTCTTGCTGATTATCTTTCTGTTGAGTTTAAAGGTTTAGGTAAACGTGTTAATGCTAGAGTTGAAAGCGATAATGAGAATATAGCACTTGCTTCATTTCAAGAAGTAATTAAAGCTTCTATAGATACTGTTCTTAATCTTAAAATGAATTATCAACTTATGCCTATCTGGGAACAGAATAACATGAGGCGTGCTCTTGGAGATTTATTAGGTATTACTTCTGCTTTTATGGTAGCTATATCTATACATTTAATGACAGATGATGATGAGATTAAAGAAAGTGAACTTTTATCTACTGCTTTATATATGGCAGATAGACTTAATTCAGAATCTTCAATGTATACCCCAATGGGTTTATTTGCTGAAGCTGGAACTTTATGGTCTTCTCCTATTGCTGCTCAAAATGGACCTAAAGATTTAATTAAAGGTTTAGGTATTGCTACTGGAATGTTATTTGATGCTGAATATAATCCTAATTATACTACTGGTTTATACAAAGGAGAAAATAAGATGGCTGTTCTATTATATCGTAATACTCCGATATATAGAGTTTATCAAAGACTTAGCACTATGACTAAGAATAATAATTATTATAAAATTAATGAAAATGCTTTAAATATTAAGTTTGCTAAAGCTATTGCTAACAAAGTTAATCCTGATTAATCAGTAGATTTTATTAATAAAAAAAAGGCTAACTTACAGGGAATTAATCCTGTTCGTTAGCCTTTTCTTGTTTATATTGATTTTTATAGTGGTTTAAATATTACTAAACCAGTACACTAATATATTTGATTTTAAAGCTGTTTATGGCTTTGTAGAGCATCACCATCAATTTTAGGTATATTGCGTAACTTACGAGGTTTATTGGCTGTATTAGGCTTATTTGAGGTTGATTTCAAAATAAGATTATCATTAGTATCTTTAATAGTATTAATAGGTTCATGATTCTCTAAATAACTATGCATATTTTCAACCATACCTTTAGTATTAATTACTTTACTATAAATAAGGTTAGATTTTTCTTTAATAATATCTAATGTTTCAGCATGATAAAGAATTATACCTTTAATTATTTGATCTACTGTATCTTTAATAGAATCTTGTTTAGTATCAATAACAACAGATTTAGAAATAATATCTTTAAAATTATCATGAATAATATTATTAGATAATACTACATTATTATCTAAATTTTTAATGGCTTCAATAATATTATTAATAGAAGTAACATTAACTTTTTGTTGTTTTAGTAAAAACCATAGCATTGGTATTATAATTAGTAATAATATAAACATAATGATAACTCCTAGAGTTGTCGTTAGTTGTATGTACTCTGATAACATAAGTTTGAGAAGGTTAATAGTGAGTTATTTCTCTACGGGCAAGGTGTTAAAGACAAATACGATTAACCGCATTATCTTGCCCGTAGAGGGAATCTTTATAATTAATGTTTAATTAATAGTATTAGCAAGTTCAAGATTATCTTCAAAATACTTTTTAGCAACATACCATTCATCATTGTAATTTTTAGGATTACGAGCAATCATACCTCCAACTAAAGTATTTAATTTTTTATCTTCATCAGAAATACTAATACCTGTTAGATCTTCACCGTCTATATAAGGTCTCATTTCTGAATTACCTTTTCTACGATATTCTTTAAAAATACCATATCCTTCAAATAAATGATCTATATTGGTAACTTTAGCATTAAGACCATTTTTAGCCCATTGTAGAACAAAACCAAGATGCCCCCATATTTTATCAGTAATATCTTTACGTGCTATATCAGCACCTATTTTAAGATTAAAATTAGCAGGATCAACACAAGCAGCGCTAGCTAAAGTATCAAAACCAGTTAACGTAGTATCTAAAACTATAGTAGTTTTTTCACCAAATTTTATTGGTTCACCTTGAACTATAAAACCTTCTACATCATTACGAGTAATTTTAGTTTTATCTTCAATAGGGTAATAAGATGCTTCAAATTCTTCTTTAGGTTTCCAGCAAATACTTTTACCATTATCACAAACATAACCTTCTTTTAAAGATTCTTCATCTGAAATAGAAGTAATACTATCTTCAGTAAAACCTCTACTAGTAGCTACACCTCTAGTCATAGCAATAGCCATAATCATTTTAACACCAATATAACTTTTCATTCTTTGTTTATTTAAATAATTAATAGTTTCTTTACTAGGATCAAGTATATATCCAGCTTTATTACCAGATTGAAATACTTTAATAATATTAGACATATCTATATAAAATTATATTCCCAATGAGGAGCTTTTCTACCATCAGGATCATCATCAACATTACCACCTAAAAGAACTATTTGATCTTGATGTTCTTTAAAATAAGCATTAATTTCAGCAGGAGTATTATTAGGAGCAATATCTTTATCTGGAAATAGTATATCTGTACTACAAAAGTAAACTTCTTTATCTACAACTTTATACACAGGTTTACTCCAAAAATCAATACATATAAATTCTAAATTAAATATTTTATTTTCCATTATTTTCAACAATATAACGATAAGGAATAAAACCTTTAAAGTTTCTACACCAACCAAATACCTTATGATTAGTTCCATTATATAATTCATCAAAATTATTATTACCTAATGTAGTAATATAAGGAGCTTCTCCTTTTATATTAGAATAATATTGTTCATGAGTCATAACAAGAGCACAATGTTCCATAGGAGAACTATGAGGAGGTTCTTGTTTAATAAGTCTATCATGTAAACTTATAAGGTTAGTATAATTAATACCTTTTTCAACACCAATTACAGTATAAGAAGTTTGAGCAGCCATACCTGTAGAAACTTTAACCTTGTTAAAATCTAATAAATCTCTATCTCTTTGTCTACTAAGATCTTTAGGAAATATAATATGTTTAGCAACTTCTAATTCATCAATATTATTATCAAAAGGAATATGCCATTCACCAGAATTAAGTTTATTAGGTACACTTTCATTAAAAGCATCCCAAATACATTCAGCAAGAGCCATCATATGTATTTCAGCCATACCTTTATTAAACTGTAACCAACCTACAATATCTAAACAATCAAATTTGGCAATATCATCTTCATGAATAGCATTAATAACATTTATTTTAGATTTAAAAGATTGAATACCAAAACCATCAATTTCATATTCATAATTAGGACAACGAAGACTAAAGAAATTATCCCAACCTTCTTCTAAAGGTCCAGTAATAAGCATAGTAGTCCACATAAATGGTTCTAATAATCTATTACATATTTGCTTAGAAACTTTTCCATAAGTATATAGCATAGTTGCACAAGTAGAAATAATATCTCTAGTTTTTAACCAAAAATCTATAATAGTAAGATCACCATATCCAGCAAATATTCTAAGAAAATTACCAGCAAGTTGATTAAGAACAACTTCAAATTCTTCTGTAATAGTAAATTTATCTTGATCTGCTTGATTTCTAATTAAAGAAATAAAATCAGTAGCATATTGTGAAACAGAAATAACGCTATTTACAGATACATATTCACTACCTTGCATACCACTATGATGTGTTTGCCAAGCAATAGGAATAAAAGGATTATCATAAAGACTTTGAAGCATTTTAAAAAATGGTATAGCTCTACTACTGGCAGTATTTTTACTAAGCATTCTATGAGTATTAACTTCTGCAAGTATAATACGAGGAAATGTACATAATACAGAAACAAGTCGATCTCCTGATGGAGAAAGACTGTCTGCAACAATTTGAGCTTTAATCATAAACTATACACTAAGTTTATTTGTAAATTCAACAATTTTATCTGTTATTGTTTTAATAGCAGCAAGATTATTAGCTCTAATTAAAGCGTCTAAAGCAGTAGTAAGAACAGTTATACTATTTAAAATTTCTTGATTATTCATTTTATTATATTATTTACAATTAACAATTTTTGTTTCATAATCTTCAATAGGAGCTATAGTTTGAAGATAAGTAGGATTACCAGTACTTACATAATGTTCACCTTCCATCCATCCTTTTTCAACTATAGGTTTACCATCTGGATCAAGAGCATACATAGCATTTTGATAATTATGGATAATCTCTCCACAAATAATACATTTTTGAACCTTTTCAATATCATTAAAAGGAGCAAGTATATGTTTAGTATAAATCATTATAATTCTTCTGCAATAAAATTATTTTTAATATCAGTACCAAAATATCTTCCAATAGAATTACTAGCTCTCATTTCGTAAAAGCACATTTCAGGAACATCTAAATATTTATATTTCTTTCCATTTTTAAAAGTAATATAAAGATTACCATCTTGCCAACCTACTTGATCTAGGTGAGAAGAATTAACAGGAAACATTGGCACAGCCATATTATTTTGTATTAAAATATATATCTAATAGTATTCCAAGGAATAACTTTATTATGTAATTTAGTAAATTGATTTATATAATCTTTCTTAACAAATCTATTATAACGAATATTTTTACCTCCATATTGACTAACTTTACTTTCTTGTAGTTTAGGTGCCCATAATAGATATTCTCCGGGAAGATTATGTTCAGTATTATATAAATGCTTAGACTCATTATGAGTAAGGAATATACATTCAGCAAGAACTTTAGATTTGTATTTTTGATTAACTATAGAATCTATTAAAATAAATAATTGGTTATAATCATATAACCAATTATCATAAACTATTATAGGACTAAAATTAATATGAACATCATACCCAGCTTCTATAAAATGATTAATAGCTTTAAGTCTATCAACTATTTTACTAGTATTAGGCTCTACTATTACTCTAATATTTTCTGGAATTAAACTAAATCTAATTCTTATTTTTTCTTTAGAATTATATTCTAGTAAATCTATATTAACATATTTAGTAGCAAAAGATCCCATAATCTTATCATCATCTTTAAAGAAATCAAATATTCTTTGCCAATTATGATATTTACAATGAAGAGCAAAATCTTCATTACAAGATATGTCATAAGTATAATATTGTTTATGAGTTTGATTAGGGATTTTAGGAGTAAGCCATACAGAATGATTATTAATAGCTGTTAATATATCTCCTTCATTTTTAGCTATAGTTAGACCATCAGGAAGATGTCTTTTCATATAACAATAAGTACAATTATATAAACAACCATAGCCAAAAGAAGGAGATATAAAATCAGTACTTCTGCCAGATTCTCTAATAATCATAGACTTTCTATTAACAAATTCTATTAATGGCTTATTCATTGTTATTTTGTTTTAAATCTATTAATAATAACATCAATATCAATATTCATATCAATATTGTGTTTATAACAATAAGTCTTTTTAAATAACTTAAGTAAAGTAATAGTTCTATTACGTTTAAGCTCTTTAATTTTAGATGCAAGTTGAGAACGATAAGATATTTCTTTAACTTTAATAAATTTAGGATGATTGTTTAAAGTTTCTATAACTCTATCATTAACAATCATACTATTAGTATTTGTATCAAGATATTGTATAGTACCTTTAGCATTAATAGATTCTATTTTTTCAATAGCTGCTTCAGTAACATGACCGCTATAACTATATTCTCTAGAATTATAATCAATAACATGACTATTTAAATAAGCATCACTTTTTTGATAAGCTGATAGTATATTACTAGTAGCATAATCTAAATCAAAATCTCTAGGAGTACAGCGATCCCTATCTAATATAAGACGATCAGGTTTAATATTATAAGAATAATTAATACCTTTTATTTTACATACAAATAAACCTCCACAATAAATATTACCATTACCTTTATTAGTATGAAGTAAATCTCCATAATGATCATTTCTATAAAGAACATCATCATCAGAAATAATATTCTTTATAAAAGAATTATATATTTCTTTTGGACAATTAAATTCAGTAACAAATTGATCTTTAGAAAAACGTTTTTCATAATCTATATAAAGAGTTTCACCTATAATAGATTTAGTAAAACCAGAAGTAAGTGTATATTTGTTAGTATCAACTCTAAAGTATAAATCTTCTCTAGCAAATATAAGAAAAGCAGCTTTAAGACCTTCACCATGATGCCCAATTTTGTCACCATCTTTTTTGGAAGTACTACCTAATCTTAGAAATTCTAATTCATTAGGTATATAATTATTAGAGATATTAACAAGTACGTTATTAGAATTTTCATATTCATTAACGCTAATTTCATAATCTCCATAATCAATATAGTTTTGAAACACTTCTCTTAGAGCTTCATTAACACCCCAGTTAGAAATATAGTCTTTACCAAAACCATAGTTAATTTTATTAATCATATTTTATAATTTATGATGTAATTCAATATCTTTTTTAGCCCAAAGAATAGCTTCTTCAAGCTTAGTAATAACTAAAGATTTTTCTCTAGAACTATAACCAACAAGAAAATTAGTTTGAATTTTATTAATAATGTTTTGTGTATCAATAACTACAATATTCATTATATCTAGTTTTCTAATGCGTTCTTTAGACTCATTAGTATTATCAGTAGTTTCTTCCATTATTCAGCTAATAAAGTTTTAATTCTAGGATAAGGTAAAATAATAAATTGAGCAACAACTTCTCCTACTTGATAAGGTTGTGAAGCAAAAGTACTATTGGTGTTTTTAAATTCAACAGTAATTTCTTTTTGATCACCAGAATGTATAACACCAAAGTTATTAGGTATATAAAAACCATTATCTTCTAAAGAAGGTATAGGTACAATAAGCATTACAAAACCTTCAGGAATATCTACACTTAAACCTGTATGATAAACAAATAATTTCTTTTTAATATCAAAAGAACAATCAATAGACATTAAATCTATTTTATTATCATTAGGTGTATCGTAATCAGGTATATTACTTTCAGCATTAAGTTTTTTGAATTTAATAGCTAATAAATTATTAAAAGATTTTGTAGTATTAGCACTATTAATTGGCTTATCAATATGAGATGCAAGTACTGTAGAATCTTTATCATTATCTTTATGAACTAATTCTTTGTTTTCTTTTTTATTAAAATTAAATAGATTCATATTATTATTATTATTTGTTTTAACTTATAGATTAGATGTTATAGTAACATTATTACCCCAAATAATAATATTACTTTTATTTATTTAAATAATATCTTTAATAAAAGACAAATTAGCAGGACTGTAATTAATAGATTTCATAATCTTAGAATCACCAGTACGAATTACAATATAAACAGTACGAGAAACATTGTACTCATCTGTAATAACTTTTTCAATATAATGACAATCTCCTTGAAGATCCTTATGAAAAGCAATAGTAGCTTCAGCTTCTTCAAAAGAATTACAAGCTTTACTCATATTAGAACGCTGAACTTCTGCAAACATGGCAGGAAATATATCAGCCATTCCGCATTCAATAATAGTACCAGAAAGAAAATATTGAGCATCAACTAATGCATCTCCTTGTTCAACAATATCACCAGCTCTAATGGCATCTTTTAATTCCATTAATTCGCTAACAATCCAATCAATTCTATTACCAACTCTATCTATATCAATAAGAATAGGTTTATTAGCTACAGGATGACCAAATGTTTCGTGAAATTCTCTTACATCTTTTAAATTTTCCATATTATATTAAAGAGTTAAAATAAGATTACCAGCAGTTTCAATTTTATTAGATTTATCTCCATATAATAGAGAATCCATACGTTTAATACCTACAGCATTATCAACATTAGAGTAATATCCAGTAATTGCATTATAAGCACCCCAACCAGTACCAAGTATTTCTCTTTGTCCAGGTCCAGCAAAATAATAACTATTAATGTCATTAAGAGTATTAA